AATCCAGGACCATACCATGAGCTAATGACTGACAGAGTAGTTAGAATAGGAATCATAATAATAAAGCGAAGAACTTTAATATTGATTACTCCAACTAATCCGCCAATACACGCGCAGTATTGACGGATCTACCAATACTACATTTTCTTTTTCTTAGCCTTAGACTTAGCCTTAGACTTACCTGCACTACTGAGAGCAGCAGCAACAGCTTGTTTCTGAGGATAACCTTCTGCCTTCATCTTACGGATGTTAGCAGATACAGTCTTATTAGAAGAACCTTTCTTCAGAGGCATTAGAATACTCCTATTTTTTCTTAGCAGTCTTAGCAGCCTTCTTAAATTGAGCTGCAGTAGGTGCTCCTTTAGCACCAGGTTTACGCATCTTCTCTCCACTACCAGCAGCGATACGCTTACGCTTAGCGTGGATGTTAGCGTAGAGTCCAGGTTTAGCCATTTAGCATTTCCATTTACGAAGGGCTAGAGCTTTGCGAGTAGGACGACCCTTCTCGTCTTTCATAGGTCCTTCGACCCCAGACATCCTAGCACAGAATGACCGCTTACGTGGACCACCTTGTGGTTGAGGAGCCTTGAGATTAGAACCTGTTTCTCTATTGTATTTTTCCCGACCAGCTTTAGTAAGGCCACCAGTGCGGGATTTATGTTTACCTATTTGAAGGCTGACGGATTTCTTACTTTTTCTTTCCGCCACCTTTATGTCCCTTCTTACCGCAAGACATTAGAATACTCCAGGAATAATTTGACCAGTTACAATGTAAGCACCAATAGCAGCCACGAAGCCAAGCATAGCAAGGCGACCATTGAGGAGTTCAGCACGTTCGTTATGAGGCACGGTGTAATCAGAGTCGTGGTACATGGTGGGTTCTTTAGCAAAGATGTTTTGTTGATCGAATTCGTTGGTGGTGACTGTCATTAGTATTGAAGATTAGAACGCTCAAGCTTTTCAAACACATCATTACGATATGCAGGATCTCGATCATAACGAGGATCAGACATAGCTTGCACTACCTCAGCTTGTGAACGGAATACATCTTTATTAGATGCAGCAGGCTTGCCTTTAAACAATTGTCCTTCAACGCCCATAGCTTCAGTGTACTTAGATTTGAGTGCTTCAACAGCAAATGAAATAGCATCGTAGTTACCACCAGCGATGACATTATCATAGCGTTGAATTTCTTGAGGTGACAGGTTTTCAGAAGCCCAAGCAATCATCTCTTGGTAACCATCATCACCACCAGCAATACCACGAAGTTCAGCAACTTGATCATCGCTGATGTCTTCAGTAGATTGTGTGTCTTCGATCTGTTGTCGATACTTAAGATACTCTGCTGCAACTTCAGCAGGGTTCATCTTAGACAGTTGTTGTTTAGTGCTCTCAGATAGCTCACCATTCTGAGCATCCTCCCAAAGGGCATCAAGAACACTAGACGGAGTTTCATCTTCTCCTTCATCTGTTGATTCTTCTTCAACCTCTTCTGAGGTATCTTTAGAACCTAGTTTAGATTGGAGTTCAATGTAAGCTTTTTCCAGCGATTCAGCATCTTTAAACTTACCAGCGAGAAGCTGTTGCTGTTCTTGAGCAGCAGCCTCTCCGATAGCAAGAGCTTCTTGTTCAGCTTCACTGAACTCAGGTTGATCCGCAGGGGTGGGATCATACGTCAGAGTTGCCATGTGCAGTAGTTACTTCAAGATTTCCAAGACCAACTTTAGTTACGTAGTTGGGTGAACGCCCAAGGGTAGCAGCACCAATCTTAGGCTTAGGTTCGTACTTATTTGGTTTAGGTGTTTCTACCGTAAGTACAGGTTTTTCAGTAGGTGGATGTTCTACTGTGCGGACATCCCTTTCAGGTTCAGCTTGTGTTGTCTTACGCCGGCTGGGGCGGCTGTTGTTGTTGCTCATTTGGTTGTGGATATTTAGATGGGTCATTAACAGGAGCAGATGCTAGTTGACCAGCTTGTTTAGTCAGCTCCATCTGTTGCTGCATTTGCATAGCCTGTGCTTGTTCAGCTTGTACATCCTGCATACTCTTGACAAGGTTGAGTACATCAATACCTTGTGCAGCAGCAAGACGTTTGATAACCTCTTCAGGATTAACAAATGTCTGGATAGCATCAGGACCCATTGTTTGTGCAATAGTAGTCAGGAATGCACCAAGGCTTTCCCGATCTTGTCCTCTACCCAGTGCATTGATACCAGCCACAATAGTAGGCTTGACAATACCTTTAGGAATACGAGGAATCTCACCAGTCTTCTGGAACACAGCAAGCTTACGGTTGAGATAAGGAACAAGGAAGTCAACAGTCAACATGGAGAATAGACCACCAAGTTGTTGTTCCAGTTCCAGTTGTGTCATGCGTACTTCTTCAGCAGTTGTACGTTCAGATTGACGTACATTCAAGATAAGGAATGCATCAGAAATACGACGTTCAAGTTGAAGTGCCATCTGATACGCAGTACCAAAGTCAGCAGTCTTTCCTACTTGAACAACACCAATATCATCAGGTCGTCCTTGAACGATTGCACCGTTGCCTGCAGCGGCCAGCGTCTGGGGTTTAGTTGTACTTGAGGGTGAAACTACGAACACCACCTTAGCGGCTGCTGCAGAGCCTTCTACGAGTGCCTGAGAGAGTGCCTCCAATGAACGGAGATCTCCCATAAACTCTTCGACTCTACCTCGTCCATACATCTCACCATCAACCGAGTTGAAACGAAGAGCCAACCAAGGGTTCGCATCAACTGGTGCTTTACCAAAAGATTTAGGAAGAACAATATCTTCTACTTCTTGGTGCCAAACATAACGATTGTTGTCTCTGATTACATGGGTGTAGATGTCTACTTCATCACGATCACCACGCTTGTCTCTAGCAACATCGTTAGGCTTTGGTTCAGGTAGGATACCTTCAAGAAGCTTACGAGATACTCGTTCTTTGGTTACAATTTCAATGACGTTACCGTCGCCATCTCTGTCTACAACGTAGCGATTGAGAGGATACAACCGAAGTCCATCCTTGCCCATGTAAATCAAGGCGTTACCAGCGACAACCAAATGCTTCAGTGCTTGGTGTACAACGACACGATCATCACTAGCAGCAATTGATTCCATAATGGTACGCTCAATCTTAGCAAAAGCTAGATCAAGTTCTGATTTAATACCAGGTCCGTATTCCTGACCAAGCATTGTCTCATCCACTTGTAGCTTGAAGAAGCTAGTCTGTGGAGGAAGCAATGCAAGCATCAGCTTAGCTGCAAGAGTCACTACACCTTTAGCACCAACCGACTGCCAAGGAGAAGGCAGAGGTTTAGCTGATTTGTAGGACTCTTCATCATCACGGATCAGGTAAGGCAACGTGAGTTCAGATGCTCTACGTGCTACATTTAGATACTGAGTGCGATCACCGTACAGTAAATCGTAACGTTCTTTAGCAGACATTACAGAGTCACTCCTCCACCGATACCCATGCTAGCAAGGTTAGCCAGTGATTGACCAAGAGCCATAGCGGGTAAACCACGTCGGTAATCTTGTCTTGTCTTACGCATACGTTGACGAGCACGGATGGCATCGCTACCATAAGCTCGTCCAAGTTGAGCAAGCTGCAGAGGATTCATTGTATCAAACTGGGAGCTGAGTTGTTCAAATTGAGTATTGAACATATCAGTCAAGGCAGCCATATCAAACTGAGGCTGCTGCATTGCAGTCAACGCATCCAACATGGATTGGAAATCATATTGATCTCCAGCCATTGTACCGTCTCCTGCAGCAGCGGCAGTACCGTCACCAGCAGCTGCAGTAGTATCAGCAGCAGTATCACCAACAGCAGGAGCTGCACCCATAGGACGTACAGCAGTACGACCACCAGGACGGATCTGTGTACCGCCGATCATCAACTGAGCAGGTACTGCTTCTTGACCACCAACACGTTGACCCTGCCTCATGTATCCAGGAGAACCAGGACTACCCATCATACCAGTAAGGGCACGACCAATGTTACCTGTGCCAAAACTAGGTTGTTGTCCAAAGATAGAAGGCGTAGTCTGTGCCTGCTTGATCAGCATATTAGCTGCAGCTGAATTAAGCCGAACATCTTGTCCAGCCTTATTCATGGCATCCATTCGCTTTACAATCTGTTGCGAAGATGCACCAGTTTGTTTAGCAATTTGACTTAGTTCTGACCTACTAATACCACCAGGAGCTAGTTCACGAAGTGCAGCTTTAACTCCACCTTTCTTTTTCTTGTTAGCCATTGTTTTCTTCAGTGAGTTCGTTTTGAATCCACTCGACCACTGAACGTTGGCCGGAGCGATACATTATTTTTTCGATGGAATCATCGGGAGTGGGTGTAGTGGGTGGAAAGTTTTCCTCAAGTTTAGAGAGGATAGAGTTTAGCTGGAGACCAGAAGTCTCAAGCATACTTAGATAAGTAGGAGATTGCATTACGTAGTGTCTCAATGTTATCTTTTGCGTTACCTAGCATATGATTGCAGGATTGGCAAAGAATGCCACGCACTTTTCCAGTCTTATGGTCGTGATCGACTGGAAATTTTTTTGATCCATTTTCTAAAGGTGGACACTTGCAAATTTGGCATACACCTCCTTGTGCTTGAAGAGTAGACTCATACCAAGCATTATCTCGATTAAATTTATTTCTAAGCTGACGCTCTCTCATTACATCTGGAGCTTTCTGGTAATACTCTCTACCAGCAGCTTTAGCGCAATCTTTACATTGAGAAGCATAGCCTGATTTATAGGACTTATTTCGATAGAAGTTATCGAGTGGGCTGTCCTGACCACATTTTTTGCAGATCATGCGTATTGAGGAAGGTTTGGATTTGCATGTTCAAAGAAGGCGGGCATTCTAGCTCGACGTGTGTCAGAAAGCTCAGGTGCTTTACCTTGATACATTAGCGAGTCACTAGAATCTAGCCAGAACCTTTTATCTAAGTATTTATTCTCTGAACGATTTAGGGGCTCAAGAACCCAATTAATGGTTGCCTTCCGGAGCTTATCGAGAGAAGGGCTCCAATCGAGACCAAGCTCAGTACATACCAAGCTATTTGCTGCCACATGTACTTGTTCATCACGTGAGATGTCAGCGCTTACTGTTCGGAGACCAGCATCACCGTTAAATCTGAAGAATGGGAGGAGCACAAAGAAAATTGCACGTTCGGCAACCAGTGCTTTGAGGATTGTGTGATCTGGATGAGCAATCCAGG